GAGTTCACCTTCAGCAAGTCCACCATTTGTAATATCATCAACAACATTCCAACCAGTAGATACACAAGTTCTTGCTCCTTCTTCATAACGAGCTGCAACATCAATTATGTAATCGTGACCAATATCTTTATCAGTTCCGGCTTTAAGTGCATTATCAACTTTCTTTTTTATCAAATCATACTTACCACTCTTGAGCAAATCAACAGACTCAATAATTGCAACTTTCATCTTTTGATTTTTACAAAATTCCAATGTAGTTAATTTAACATATTCAGCGTCTGTGCTATCTTTGTATTTTGCACTTTCTTTCAGTGAGTCTGCAATAGTGCTTTTCAAAACTTTATCTTCAACTTGTATCAATTCTGATTTGAATACTTCGGCAGTTGGTGCAGTTCTATACTTTTCATAATAGGACATTATTTTAGCAACAATCCAATTATTTGCCTGAGACTCAAAGTAAGTTGGTTCAATTATATCTGAAACTTGTTGTAAAAATATCCGATCGTTTAGAAGTGTTGTAATAACTTTTGTTTGAAATGTATGTCCGTATTGGGATAAATTATCCTGCATACTTGTTCCTAATCGAATTTAATGTTGTAAAATTTTTCTTCAACCACTCGTCCCAATTCAATAAAACATTTTGTAGTTTATCTTCTACAAACAATTTATCTAACTCAATCTTATTTATTCCACCAATTTCACCATCAACTATATTACGAAGTGTAGATTTCGTTGATGATGGAATATCAACATCTTCAAGTTGCATTATACGATGATTGGTTTCCAACACTTTCAGATTTTGTTTTAGTTCTTGAATTGCCTTCGATTTGTTATCATACAATTTACAAAATTCTATGAACATTTCCAAATTTATTTTTCTTTTTTCTGATAATATAGGGAAATGTTTGAGAATTGATTTGTCACCAATACCTTTTATACCAGCAACATTATCACTCTTGTCACCAAGAATTGATTTGTATATGATGTAGTTCTCACACCATATACCAGTTTCTTCCAAAAGATTTTCTGGAGTATACATTTTCTTTTTAGTTGGCAAATAAACACCAACCCTATCTGAGACTAATTGTAAAAAGTCTCTATCGTTTGATAGGATAACACATTTTTCTTTGAAATAAGAAGAAAGGTAGGCAATCGCATCATCTGCTTCGATTTTATCAATGGAGAGTATTGTTAGTGGCAGATTTTGTAGGAATGAAAAAACACGAAACAGTTGATATTTGATAGATGATTGCTCATCATCAATATCCTCAAATCCTACTACACGGTTTAACCTTGATTTGATTGCCCTACCTTCCTTATAGTTTGAATAAATTTCTTTTCTTCTTTGTGAACCACCCTTACCATCAAAGACCACAACAACCCGCGTGGGATTAACCATACGGATTGTTGCTCCAAGAGACTTTAAGAAGCCAGAAAGACCACCAACATGAACACCATCTTCGTTTAATGTGGGAATGGCAGAAAAGGTGCGTATAAATAAATTCATCCCATCAACAATCAAAACCTTACTATCACGATGTAGGTTTCCTTGTTCAGCCTTTTCTGTTTCTATTTCTTGTAAAAGTCTTTGATATTTTTTATTCATTGTAACCAATTCCATATATTGTTTTATCAATACTAATATACGAAAATAATATGACATTGCAAAATAAAAAAAGAGAATCGGATGATTCTCTCTGTATAGTTCTTAATTGGCTATTAGTTAATAATCGTTTATTAAATATAATCATTTGCCGATATGCCTAATTGTGGAGCCATCTGACGTATTTGTTGTTCTATCTCTCTTGATTCTTGGGGTCCAGCATATTCTTCATAGTAAAGAACCAACCTTGCTAATTCCTCCACCATTTCAAAAAATGTATTACCTTTCATTTTTTTTATTTGTTGCTCTAATGATTTTATTTGCATTTGAGCATCTTTTGTGTCTTCCATATTCCTGCTGTATTCTTCTTCTTTACGGAAAATCACATAATCTGCAATCAATTCTTTTATAGTGACGGGTCGACCACCTGGCATTCCAGGAGGTATATTGCCAATAAGTGGATTTCCGAAAGGTGATTCATTCATTTTTTTGTTAAACTTTTCATGTATGGATCTTCCTTCTTGCACTAGATCCTTTAATTTTATTGACTTACCCATATTAAATACTCCAAAAAAAAAATATGTATATGCTATAAGTATGGGGTAAAATAATTTTACCCCATAATTTTCTATACTTCATCTTGTAGTAATGGTTCGTTTGAAAGTGTTACATCATCAATTCTGGCTTCATCCAATTTCTTGTATTTCATAATCACCTTATCAGCAATTTCATCATATACTATATCGTATAATTCAGAATTACTCATAATCTTTTCAACAAATTCTTTGGATTGAAATTTGATAACTTCTCCAGAACGCTTGTCTGTCCATGAATACCAAGCACCAGATTGAGATACAAGGTTGTGTTCTTTCATAACAGTAAGCCAACTACTGTAATCATCAATTCCACTATCAAAGTAAACTTCATATTCACATTCACGAAGCGGTGGACCACAACGATTTTTAACTAACTTTGCCTTAACTCTCGAACCAACAATTTCATCACGACCTTCTTTCTTTGCCTTAATAGCACCGATTGAAGACAGACGAAGACGAACAGATGCATGGAAAGGAATACCTTTACCACCAGGTGTTGTCCAAGGATCAGAGAATGCTGGAGCATTAAGTTTCTGACGAAGTTGGTTTGTAATAATCAAACAAATTCTTTCTCTACCGATAAGATTTGTAATCTTTCTCATTGCCTTTGAAATGATAAGTGCCTTTGCCGTAGCATAACCGTCTTTATCAAAATCTGCAGCCATTTCTGTTTTAGTTGATGCACCGGCGATTGAATCAACTACAATAGTTACCAATCTGTCTTTATCGGATGAACGAACTTTGTCAATAATAACATCAACGGTTTCAAAAATATCTTCTACGGTTTCCAATGGAATGTATAACATATCCTTTAAGTTCAGACCGATTGCACTCAAATACTCGGTAGCAATAGCATTCTCGGTATCAATATAAACAGCAAGACCACCTTTCTTTTGTGTGTTGAGAAGGGCATGGGCTGCCAATAGAGATTTACCAGATTGTTCGAGACCTGTTATTTCAGATACACGACCAACAGGAAAACCACCATACTTACGATTAGAAATGGCCAAGTCCAACATGGTTGAGCCAGTTCCTACCCATTCTTTTACTATCGTAGGTGCATCACTATCACCTTCAAGAAAGTAAGCGGTCTTAATGTTTTGAGCTTTGAATTGTTTGTTTATAGTTTCGGCAATGACTCCACCGAGTTCATCGGATAAATCACTTTTTGATTTTGCCATAACTCACCCTTATTAAAATAGGTCATCAAATGTAACGCCAATATCATCAGCAGATGATGTGGGTTTCTCACTCTTTTCTTGTTTGTAATTCAAATCAGCTGCAGGTTCTTCTTGTGATGAAGTTCCCATCCAAGTTTGTAATTGAATTTTCAAATCATCATACGATGGTTCAGGAAACAATTCAGTAATCTGTGGTTGTGTCTTAATTTTTTCAAGAACATCCTGAGATTCTGTGATTGGGGTTTCTTTTGGTTTAACACGAATAGTTGTTTCTGCATAAGTTTTACCAGCTTCTTCTGGTGACTTAACGGTAACAACAATATCACGACCAGATTTAGGATCAGACAAATCACCGTAATCGGGATCAACAAAGAAAGCAAGTAGTTCTTCATAGACTTGTTTACCAAATCCCCAAAACTTAACACCTTCATTTTCTTGACCACGAATGATAACAGGTGCATAAACTCTCATTTTTGGTTCGAGTTTTCTACCCATTACCCAGTCTTCTTTATCGCCAGTTTGTTTCAACTTCTCAGCAAATTCAACGATTGGATCAGGACGGCCAAATGATACAGGTGAAAGAATAGAACGCTTACCGATATTGTAATGAAAATACAATTCGATGAAAGGGTTTTCTCTATTGTGAATGTAAGGGGCAATACGAATTTGGGTTTCGCCCGGATCGGGTTTCCAAATGTTTGATGTGCGATTGTTTGTGTTT